ATGCGCACCGTATTGCTTTTGATGCTTGGCAGCCTGTCTGCAGTTGCCAATGCTGCTTCGCCGGCATCCACACCCGCCGTCAACGCGACGGCTACCGCCACACCTGAGCAGATCAAACTGCAACTGCGTGAGTATTTCTTCGACGCTGCGCGCGAAGGTCGCCAGGACATGCTGGCGGAATTCATTCGCTCGCATTACGACCTCAATACCCGCGACGAGAAGGGCTATACCGCCTTGATCCTCGCCGCGTACCACGGCCAGCGCCCGGCAGTGGAGCAACTGCTCAGCGCCGGTGCCGACCCCTGTGCGCAGGACAAGCGTGGCAATACCGCGCTGATGGGCGCCATCTTCAAGGGCGAGCTGGGCATCGCCAAGCGCCTGATGCAGGCCGACTGTGCGCCCGACCAGCGCAACAACGCCGGCCAGACCGCCGCGATGTATGCGGCGCTGTTCCAACGTACCGACGTGCTCAAGGACCTGGCTGCTAAGGGCGCAGACCTCAGCCTCAAGGACGGGCAGGGCAACGACGTGACCAAGCTGCAACGCGGCGAATTCGCCACCGCTCCGGCGCGCTGAGCGTGCCGATCTCGCTTGCTGGCTAGGTCCGCGTGCTTCGTGCGCTGGTCATCGGCCTACAAGCGCCCCGGTGTTCCGCTTCGCGTTGGTCCATGCCGGCGCCAGACCCGTATGGCCGCTGCTGCCCGCTGCGCGGCATAGGCTGTCGCTCAAGAGCTCTTGTCGGACTTAGCTCAGCGTTGGCAGACCCAGGTGCACCTTCCAGGTCTTCTGCAGGTTGAGCCATTGCCTGGCAGCGCATCCCCGGCTTCTCTCCACATCGGCGGCCCCAGCCATCGTCAAGACAGCCCAAGGACAGCCTAGTCCCGGCAAGCGCCTGGAAGCGCGGCGCCAAGCTGGTGACCTGCACGTTTCTTGCCTGAGCCTGGCGACGACTTCCGAGCTTTACCGCTCTCTTTCGCTAACGCACCCCACTGCATCGCCCAGAAGAACCGCAACCGACACAACGTCAGAGGCCGCACCTGCGGCAGGCCACAAATCGCCTCGTGCAGCCCCGCCGGTTTTCCGCCACAGCCGCGTTGTAACTCTGGCGCGGGTGGCGATTTTTCTACCATTGCGTCGGGAGTTTTCCGACACGCAACCCCTTGCGCGCCAAGGCTTTGACAGAAAACTGAGTGCTTGCTGACCTGCTCGAAATTGCCTGAAAAAAAGCGCAGAAAACAGTTCAAGAAAGCGCCGGGAACGCCGATGCTGCAGCTATCGCATCGCACCCTGGAACCCCCGGACCATGAAGCTCGATCCTTCCATCCCTTTTTTGATGTCTCTGCTGGCCATGGTGCTGTGCACCGCTACTGCCGTGGTCGCACTGGTCTTCGGCCAGGTGCACGTACTGGCCAAGTCGTGGAGCTTCTACACGGTCATGGGCACTGCCCTGATCACGCTGGTCGCCTCGTACCACGCCCTCGGCAAGCCGCTGAGCGCCGAAGAGCGTGTTGGTGTCCGTAACCCATAAGTTCCGGGTTCGTCCAGGCGCAGCGGTGACTGCGGCGCTGGACTTGGAAAGCTCCACGTGTCATTGACGATGCACCGCGTTCGCCGCAGAGGCGAACGCAGACAGGCACCGCGCATCCTGCAGCGATGCCTCCCGTTACCACTCGCGCTTGGCGAGTGAGTGAAACGAAAACAGCGTCAACGCGATGCTGTTCGCCTCTTCCGACAGTAGGACGCAACCGCGATGCTGGCGGCTGAAGCGCGTCACCAGCACCATCCACAATCGCGCGCAATGCTCGCATTCGGCCGACTGATAGGGTCGATCACCTGGCGCAGCGAGTGGGCGATCCCGCAGCTAACTCCAAAAGGCAGCCGCCCCAGCCTGCCACTCCGCACCGCCGCAGATTCATCGACGCCCGTGTAAGCTGTTGATCCTGCTTCGCATTCTAATGGCTGCTCGCTGCGGCCACTTCGTCGATGACCGCTTCCGCCGATCGCTACGCCGCCTCCCTGCGCCTGTCCGTCGCTCCGATGATGGATTGGTCGCATTCCTATTGAAAACAATAGCTTGCGTACCCATTGGTACAATCCTGGTGCAGTAACGGTATTGCGGTGGTCGCAGCCGCACTATGTTTGTCTCTCAATTTGTGAGACTGGATTGTGTGATATTCGCGTTCGACCTTTTTCCCAGATCCTGCACTGCCTCCGGACGGGAGCTCATCTCATGGCCTACTCGCCCTCCACCATCGCGAATTACTTCCTTGAAAAGGCCTCGCAAGAGGGACGGGCGCTTACGCCGATGCAACTGATCAAGTTGGTGTACATCGCACATGGCTGGCATCTTGGCTACATGGGTCAACCGCTCATCAACGAGCAGGTGCAAGCTTGGAAGTACGGCCCTGTGATTAAGTCCTTGTACGACCGTGTTAGGCAATTTGGTAGTGGTGCTGTCCAGGGGCTATTGTCCCCGAGCCCATTCCCCTGGCTGTCGGAAACGAAGGTTGACGCGAATGCAGCCAGCCTTCTGGAGTCTGTTTGGAAGAGCTATGCTGGATTCAGTGGTGTGCAGCTTTCCGCCATGACTCACATGGAGGAGACACCTTGGTCGATCGCGTGGCATCAGCAAGGCGGTCGAAACATGTACTTCGCTCCGATCGACAATGCGCTGATCAAAGAGCACTACCAGGCAAAGATCAGGGAGATGAAGGCGCAAGCAGCAAATGCTGCGAGCGTCGCATAAATGACCGATTCGCCGCCTGAGCCTGATAAAGCGTTTCCGGAGATAGCCCCGGCAGCCCGAGAAGCTGCTGGGGCTGCACAAGGTAGAGGCTCCTCGAATTCGCCCGCGCCTCCCAAAGCGAAGCGCGAGGTTTATCTAGATCAGTACGAGCTAAGCGAGGAAGCGCATCGTTCGTTTCGTCGTTGGGCGTTCTATGCCGTTGGCGTTGCATCCTTGGCTTATCTTGTCATGTTGCCTATCGCCATTTTTTTCGTAGTTGATGACAATTCGCTTGCTATCTTGGCATCCGCTCGCGGTGCCGGCTGGCACGTCATCTTGCTGACAGGTCTAGTTCTAGTAATCCTGGCCGCGGTGCCGCTCTCCTTGACGCTCGCATTAGTGCGGATGATTAGTTCAGGGAAGCAAGATAACGACGAAGGTAATCGCAATCCCGGCATAACGACTCCGCAAATTGAACTTGTCAAGGCCATGTTAGATATGGTTAAAGCGGCTAAGTAACGGCCGAAACGAGCCAGGCCCTCTGGGCCTACCCGGTCTTCTGTTTCCGCTGCCCGTCCCACCAAGTGGCAACGTCCCGCACATCTACAACGCCATTGATTGGCTTGGGTGCGTCACCCCGCGCGATCCAATTCTGCAACGTCTTCATGGTCAGCTTGGGCATGAACTCGGCCCGGAACTGCTCGACGCTCATCGTCGGGCCGTAGTGGCCGTATAGCAGCCAGAAAGTTGAGTGCTCAGCGGCGCCCATTATGTTGCTGCTCCTTGTTGATCGCCGCGAAGTGCTGCGGTAGCTGTGTGAGGTCTGGGCGCTGGCCGTTGCGCCAGGCGGTCTGGTAGTTGTGGCCGAACTGCTCGCGGAGCTGTTCGATCTCGCGGGCTTCGGGCGACTGGGTGGCGCGGCGCAGCTGCTGGGCGCGCTCGTAGCGGTGCAGGCGCGCGGCGTTGGTGATCTGGCGCGGCATGCCGGTGAGGTCGTGCTGCAGGATGGCGTCCAGGCCGCGGCCGAGGAGGGTGAGGGTCATGCGACGTCTCCCAGCGGCAGGCCATGCTGGTGCCCTGTTAATGCGCATGCGGGACTGATCCACAGGCATTCAGTCCGGAGCTTGCAGCCACGGCCTGCGCTGATCCGCGCCTGTGTCTCCTCGCGGCGCCAGCCTGCGAGAGCGGAGTCGTAGAGGTCAGTGCGGTAGCCAGACACCACCACCATGCCCGTAAGGCTGCCAATGCAATCTAGCAGCTGCTTGTGATCCGCCTCGGTCATCTCGTGGCGGTAGTAGCCGGCTTTGCCTGCTTGCATGACGCGCGTGCTATGGACGTACGGCGGATCCACGTAATGAAGCGTCTGCGGCGTATCGTGTTGCTGCATTACATCGATCGCGGATCGGTTTTCGATCAGCACGCCGGCGAAGCGCTCCGCTATTTCGGCCAGGCCAGCGGGGAATCGATTCCACAGATGCTGCGCAGTGCCGTAGGCACGCTGTGAATCGATCCGGAAGCCGGTTTTGCCCTTGGTGGCACCTGCGGATCCGAAACCCATCTGGGCGCGGATGAGCAGGCGGCGTGCACGCTCGACAGCGTCGTCGGTCGGATCCCAAGCAATGTCGAACTCAGCGCGGGCGTACGGCGTCAGCTGGCACAGTTCGACCAGACGATCGCGATCGGCAGGTGACTGCAGCACGCGGAAGAAGTTCACCACGTCGCCGTCGAGGTCGTTGTAAACCTCCGCATAGCTGCGTGGCTTAGTCAGCAGCACGCCGGCCGCGCCACCGAAAGGCTCGACATACGTCCGGTGCGGCGGCAGGTGGCGCTGCACCCATGGCGACAGCCTGAACTTCCCACCGTGGTAGCGGAACGCAGGCGACGTGATCATGCTGCCACCTGCAGTGGCAGCGGCTTCTTGTCGAGGTTGGCGCGCGCCAGCGCGACCAGTGGCGGTGGGCTGACGCTGTTGCCGCACATGCGCACGGCGGCGCTGGTGCTGATCGCCCGGCCGTCAGCGGTGTGCGTGATCCGGTAGCCGGTGGGGAAGCCCTGCGCGCGGAACAGCTCGTGCGGCTTGAGCATGCGCAGGCCGATGTCGACGATGACGTAGGGCGTGCCCTGGATCACCACCGTTACTAGCGCCATGCGATCGCGCGTTGTCGCGGTATCCAGCGGCTCGCGCAGGTCGACGCCGATGCCAGTGCCGTAGTACTTCACCAGGAACGCGGCGACCTTCAGCGCGCCGGCCTGCTGCTCGGCGCTCAGCGTGCACTCGATCATCCCGTGGTGTACGGCGCCGGCGCACACCGTGCCCAGCGGGTCGGCAGCATCCTGTCCGTGTGGGTTCTTGCGCATGGTGATCAGGTGCGCGGTCGCGAGCTGCTGCTGGCTGCCTGTCGCGGTGATGGTACTCATTGGCTCACGCGCATCGCGGCCGCCGCCTTCGTAAAAGCCACCGTTTGCCTGCTCGAGGAACGCACACGCGACAGCTTGGCCGCCGCTGCCGCTGGCAGTGACAGTGCCGACAGGTGTACGGGCATCTTTGCCACCAGCACCCCAGCGCTGCACGCCGCCGGGGCGCCCCTCACCATGGCCAGCCTGCACCATGATCGGGGCAACCACCGCATGCTTCACGCCGCCGGCGACAATGGTGCCGAGAGGCTGCTGCAGGACCAGTGCGCGCGGCGCCTGACCTTCGCGCTCGCTGTAGCCAGTCTGCACCAGCGTCGGCGCAATTAGACCCAGAGCGCCGCCGGCGGTAATTGTTGGCACCGGCTGCGTCACCGCGCGCCCGTCGCTCTCGCCGCGGAACTTCGCCAGGACCGGCGCGACTGCCGAGAAATGCCCGTCCTTAACCCCGGCGCAGATCGTGCGCAGCGGCTCGTCACCACTCATCGTGCGCTGATTGCTGGCATTCGAGTGCTCGGTGATGAAGGGCGCCAGCTCAGGCGCAACGAGCATCAGCTCGCCGCGGTGGGCTGCGGTGATTGTCGGCAGCGGCGCCCGCACGTCGTTTACGCAGTCGGAGCCATGGTGCGTGGCCGGCACGATGAAGGGGTCGGCCGACTGCAGCACGTGACGCATCACGCCCTTGGCAATGCGGCGCAACGTGGCATCTGCCAGCGGGCGTTTGCGGGTGAAGATCGACGGGCAGGGCAGGGAGAAGTCCAAGCAGTCGGCTGCGCGCACGCGCGGCAGGCCGGGCGCGGTGCCGTGTGTCGGGGCCGGCCATACGATCGGCTCGCCGTCGCGGCGCGCCAGCAGGAACAGTCGTTCGTGACTGGTGCCGGCGCCATAGTCGCTAGCCGTCAGCTTGCGCCATTCCACGCGGTAGCCCTTCGACTCCAGCGCTGCGACGAACTGGCGCCAGGTGCGGCCGCTGTGGCGCTTGTCCGGCACCAGCTGCTGGTTCGCCACCGGAACCCGCTCGCCGCGGGCCGCCACGGTGCCGCCCATCTTCAGGACGCGGCCGGTCATCTTGCAGCGCTTGGCCACCAGCGGACCCCAGGTCAGGATCTGCCACACGTTTTCCAACGACAGAATGCGCGGCGCGGTGTTCGTGCCGTCTCGCAAGTCGGCACGTAGCAGCTGACCGATCCACTTCAGCGCGACCCATGAGAGCGCGCGGGTCTTGTGGTTGCGCGGTTGGCCACCCTTGGCCTGGCTGAAGTGCGTGCAGTCCGGCGATGCATGGAACCAACCGATTGACCGGCCGGCGACGTCCTTGCGTGGGTCGGCGTGCCAGATGTCCTCGCGGTGGTGGATCGTCAGCGGGTGGTTGGCCGCATGCATGCCGATCGCCCACTCGTCGTGGTTGTAGGCCAGCGCGGGATCGACGCCCAGCGCCTGCTTGAGCGCCTCGCTCGCGCCGCCGCCGCCAGCGAACAGGTCGACCACGATCTCGCCCTGTCGCAGGAAAGAGACCTGCGGAGCTGGGAAGTTGAAGGAGTGCGAGCCGTCAGCCACCGCGAGCCTCCCGCTGCGCTTCGTTGCGCAGTTGCTGCGGGGCGGGCATGTGCATCAGCCGCATCAGCTCATTGCTAGCGGCCGATTCACGCGCATGGTTGAGCGTCCAGTCGAGCGGGGCTGGCATGTCGTTCGGATGCATATCGGTCATGGCAGAATCGCCTAACAAACAAATGGGGGATCGATGAACATCAGTTGGGGGCGCCGTTGGGCGGCTTATCTGCTCCGACCTGTGTTTCTGGGCACGCTTTGCTTCGGTGTCGGCACTCTGTTCGCCACGAGCTTGCTTGTGCCCACGATGTGGTCTGAGAAAGCTGCCGGGTGGGCATCCGCGATATCGACTTTCCTCGCCGTGGTGGCGGCGTTGGTCATCGCTGATCGACAGGTCGAGGTAGCAAGGGACGCTGCTGCTGTCGAGCGCGCCTCGGCGATCGAGCTGCAGCAAAGCGCGCGTGCTGAAAGTTCGCGTCGTGATCTTCAGCGAGCCACCCGACTGGCTCATGCGTTCGCGCGCGAGCTTGGTTACGCGCGCAGGGAGCTCGCCGTCAGGCTTGTTAATTGGACACCGGCCCGCATGAGTAATCCCACGCCGGCTGAGCTTGATGGCTTTGTAATGGATAAGCCGCTTCCCGATCTCTCGATGCTGACCTCTTTCTCCAGCGAGCTCGAAGGCTTCGCCGATGACGATGCGTTTGCGATTCTTTCCGTTCTGGCAACCTGGAATTTCTACAACAGGCCACCCGGCATCGAGCCTGCTGAGATCAATGCAGTGGGGCCTGTCTCGCGCGGCAAGATGGCCGCATCTAGATGCCGGTTTGGTCTCGAACTCTTCGACTTGATGGGGGAATTGATTAACAAGCTCTACTCTTATTACGAGTCCCACGCCGCGATCAGCGGTAGGTTCGTCGATGATCTGCCACCGGTGGTTAGCGCGGAGCTTTCCGCCTTGAAGTTCGCGTTGGGCCTTCACGGCAAGTGATCCCTACCAGCCAGGTCGATGTGGTCCGTGCGATTCAGAGGCTGTTGATTCACACGTGGTAACCGTTTCGCGCCAGCGTTCCGCTCAGTCTTTGCAGCGCGTCCCTGCTCGCATGTCTTGCGCTGGTCGTTATCTGTAAGGAGCAGTGACTCATGCTGATGAGAGGCCTTTGCAATCCGCGCATCATTGAGCTCACGCCGCGACAAGTTCTTACGCACCGGCGTAGCACCCAGCTTCTGCACCTTGCCGCCGCGCTTGGCGAAGGCCCTGAGGTGTGCGGCCAAGTCGGCACGTTCGCGGTCCTTGTGACGGACGGTCGAGAGGGCAAAGGCGCTCATTGCACACCTGCCTTGCCACGCGCAGCGGGTTCGTCGCGCAGCAGCTGTTCGGCGTAGGCGATGCCGCGCGGGTTAAGGGTGATGACGTTGGGGAACTGTGGGTCGTCAAACTGCACCAGGCCGGCTTCGTCGAGCCAGTTGATGCAGCGGCGGGTGAACGCTTGGATCTGTATGGGGCCGCTGGTTTGTACTTGTGCGGGCATGGCGGCGAAGCCGCCGCGGGTTCGTCGCAGGGTACGGCCCTGTGAGGTGTATGCCGCCTTGAGCGCGGCTTGTGCTTTGGGTTGTAGATGCATGGTGACCTCAATCAGGCGGCGTGGGCCGCAAGCGCCAGCAGGGCGAATAGCTGCTCGCGTGATCGGCTTAGGTGGGACAGCGGGATGCGATGCTGGCCGGTGGGTTCGGTCCAACGGCTTTCGGTGAGCGCGCGGCTGGGGCTGGGCGCGGTGGCCTGGCCGCAGCGGCAGCACTCGATGTGGAACGTGGTCGGTGCGGGGCCGCCAATGCGATAGCGATGCGGCGCGCCGTGCGTGGTGACCAGCTGTGGACGATGGCCCGGCTGGCATGTCGGGACCGTAGGCGGCAAGGGCGTGGCTTCCTGGCGCATGTCAGTCCTCTGCTCGCGCCAGCTGTACGTGGGGTAGGGAAGGCTTTTGCTCTGCGGCCACTGCCGGCTGGGCAACTGGGTTGTGCTGCGCGGCGTGGATTTCGGCCAGGCGCAGCGGCACACAGACGGCGGCGGCGATGGCCACCAATGTCCAGCCAAGGGCGAGGGCACGCTCATAAAGGCGGCTCATGCGCGCTGCTCCTGGACCTGCACGCCGTGCTGGCGCAACCAGCGTGTGGCACGCAGCAGGACGCGCGGTGCCAGTGCGAAGGAGTCGCGGCCAATGGACAGATGGCGGGTGGTGGCGCGTGCGCGTAGGCGCGGCGCAACTGCGCAGCCGTCTAGAGATGGCGTGACCTTGCCGTCGTACAGGCCAGCCCAGATCCAGTCGCTGCAGATCATCAGCGCGAGTGTTCGGCTGGCATGCCCGGTGGGGAAGAAGGCTTCCAATGGACGGTCGCTCATGGCGTTACCCGTACGGGCACGCCGTGCGCCGCCATCCACTCGCACATGGCCTGCAGCGCGTCATCGCCTGCGGTGTACGCGGTCTGGCCAAGTTGCAGTGCGCCGGCCATGCGGCGCACGTCACTGAGACGGCAGACAGTCACCGCAAGCTCTCTGCCGCGGTCTGTGCCATACAGCGCAGCGCTCACCGAATCGCGTTTGACGCACAGCCGCAGCAAGGTGCCTTGACCACGGCCCGGCCGGAAGCCGGCAGAGGGAAAGTCGCTCATGCGGCACCAACCTCTGCCAGTGCAGAGCGGAAGCGTTCCACTTGCTCCCTACGCTTGGCGATCCTCTTTTGCAGGCACGATGCATAGCTCGCCGAGGCAAATTCGCCCAGCGTTTTTAGGGTGTGCGCGTCCTCGCGGATAGCGTCCTCGGCCCAGATGATTGCGGCCGTCAGATCTTCTGCGGTCAACGAAGCTAAAACAGTGCTCATGCGCGCAGCTCCCGGACGAAGTCGCGGCTGGCTGCTTCGGCTCGCAGGCCCGTCAGTTCTATGCGATCGCTGCGCTTCGGGTAGCGTTTGGGACCCTTTGACATGCCGCGGCGCTTGAGCGCATTGGTGTGGGCGTGGTCTGCGGCAGCACAGGCGCTGAGGCAGCGGCGAGTGGCGGAGCCGCTTAGCGAGGTTGCTGCGGTGAGCTCGTCGAGCTCGAGGTCTGCATTCCGGGACATGGCGCTCTCTCCGAAGAAGGAGGGCGCCGACGGGTCAGTCAGGCCAGGGGAGGGCCTGCTACCGGGCAGAGGGGAGGGCTGTCCGGCAGGGACGACCCGCCGGTCGCCCGTCAGCTATGTGGGCTGACGGTCATAATCTATGGCATCCCGTAACTAATGTCAATGGGATACCATAGGAAAAAATTCATCGACAAGATGGCCAGCACGGCTGGCCCATCTCCCTGAAGGAGGGATTTGTCCTTACAGCTTCAATTGGAGCGCGGTTTCTTTACCGTCGCGTTGCACCTTGAGCGTAGGGGCATCACCGCCCCGAAGCCTTGATCGCGCTTCGTCTAGCTCAGTGGTGGTGCGTATGCGCTCGCCGTCTACCGCCATCAAAACGTCGCCAACTTGGATTCCAGCGTTGGATGCGGGGGAGTTAGGCTTAACGCTCTTTATTTTCAGGCCGAATGCGCGCGCTTGGGATGTCGTGATGCTATTGGCAGAATCAACTTGGTCTACATCGATGCCAAAAGCAATTGATTCAAAAGGCTCGCCGGCTTCCCGGACATAGCGATTAAACGATACAGCTTGCTCGTGCGCGGCCGGTACGCATCCAAAAATATTTGCGCAGCGCACATTAATAAGGATTGCTTTCCGCGAGCTTTGAACGGTTTCTCTAATGACAGAGCAGCTAGTGTCTGTTGAGGAGCCTATCGAATTGAAAGTCTGTATAAGTGATTCACTAGTTGTCTGTATCTTCATGCCGCAGTTTCTAACAACCCAATTAGAAGCGGCTGCCCACTGTGCGGCGCATTGCTTTTGGTTGGTGCATACGGGAATGCCTTCAATGAGCTCTTTCTGCTGGGCCTGCCTTACCGCAGGAGCAGCGCAGGCCGTCAGAATTATTGCAATAGCTGCCATAACTGCGATTTTCATGCTGTCCCCTTTTCTTTTGGTCCCATATCAAATTTCGTGGCAAGAGACCATGGCCACGTTAACTAATCAGCCCATCCCCCAATCCAATGGACGCGACCAATCACAACAATTGGTTCGCGGTTCGAATCCATTCGTTTTGGCTTTCTCCAGTGGTGGTCGCCCGTTGGGTTGTCGCTCCTGAAATATACAATTCCGTCCAATATTTCGGCGCGCTTGACATAATACTCAGCATTCGCGGCGCCAAGCACTTGAATTAAGTAAAGTGATCCGTCAACCGGCCGTGTATCTGAAGTGTCAAAGAGGATCGCGTCGCCATCATTTATGGTCGGCTCCATGCTATCGCCGCGGCCGTAGTAGACGGCGAGCGGATGGTTGAGGATGCCGCGCCGACGCAGGCTGGTTTTCTTGAACTTTAGGCTATGAGTCTCGGCATACTCGACAGCCTCTGTGCCGCCAGCACCAAGGCCGACTGCCTGGGAGTAACCCGTGATGTCTGCCCAATCTCGCTCGTCAGGTTGAGCTTTCTCGCTCGCGTCCCGGGGTCCCATCCCGCTTTGTAGCCATCGAACGTTCACACCAAGGGCCTCGGCTAACTCCGGAAGTTGTGTGGTGCCGGTTTGGTCGTTGTTCTCGATGCCGGCCAGGGTCGGGTATTTGATACCCGAAAGCTTTGCCAGATCTGGTCGAGACAGGCCTCGCGCTTTGCGGGCCTCCCTGATGCGGTCGCCGATAGTCGTTCCCATTGACAAATTCTTATGGAAAACCGTTATGGCATCCCGTTGACTTGTTCTATGGCATGCCATAGATTGTGAGCTATGGATATCACTTGGGCAGATCGAATCAAGGCACTTGAGGAGCATGGCAAGTCTCTGACGGAGATTGGTCGGCTGATCGGGAAGTCGCCACAAGCAGTGAGCGACATCAAACAGGGCCGCACTCGTGAGCCGGGTGGGATGGCGGCTGTTCGACTGCACGCCTTGTATTTGGAAGTCAATGGGCCGGCCACCGACGTACAGGAGGTGGCCTGATGTCTCGCCACATCACGCAACTGGATGACGCGCTGAGCGCGGGAGAGCTTGCCACGCTGGTGGGCCTGCCGATCCACAACAACGGCGACATCGCCCACCTGTGCCTGACCTCCGACGAGTGGGCAGCGCTCACGGAGCGCCGCCGACTGAGGGTGTCATTTCGACTGCAGAAGCGTGCAGCTATGCGTAACTCAATCCGCAAACTAGTGCTTGATCTTGTAGGGCGGGGTTGGGATCGCGGCGTCCTGTCGCCTATGTCCTCAGTCATTCCGGGAATCATTCGTACCGGCGCAGCTACTGCTCTGGCGCTGGCGGGCTTGGTTGCGTTCTGCGCAGGGTTGCTCGGTGAAAAAGAACACAGCGACGACATCACCGACGCCCGTTTGGACGTCGTAGCGCCGCAAGGCACTGAACCGCAGGAGTGGGGTGGTGGTGTACATGACGCACATGGTGCGTCTGCCGGCCAGGCCGCCACCACGATGAACTGCACGAAGTTTCAGGGTGTCGCGCGATGACGTGCCAACGCTCAGATATCTATTGGCGCGACGCGCTATACAACGCGGTGTCGCAGATGCCGGGGAATGTGCGTGCAGCCGCCGCCTACCTGACAGAGCGTCGCGGCAAGGCCATCGCCGCAGAATCGCTGCGCAAGAAGCTGCGGGGCTTGGAGGGCGAATCGCTGTCAATGGAGATGGCGGAGATGCTCACTGAGTGGATGCAGGAGCTGAGCGCCGGGCAGGCGCAGGCGACGTGCTGGATTCAATCACTGGGCGCGCAATTCGATCTGGCCATGGATTTCGTACCGCCCGCACCGGAGAACGGCTGGCCGGATGAAGTGGCCGCGATGCAAGCCAAGCTGCTGCACGTTGCCAAGCACGCGGGGCGCCTGTCTGGTGTTGCGCTCGAAGCGCTGGACGACGCGCATCTGTCGCTGCAGGAAGCCGACTTGATGGTGGATGAGCTGCAGGCGATCCGCACGATGTGCCACCGCCTGGAGCGTAACGTGCGCCGCGCGGCAGCCAAGGGCCGTAAGCGTGCATGACATGAAGACCAACCGCGCCTCCCACATCCGCCGCACCTTGAGCCCCGCCGCGCAGCAACACGTTGCCGAAGCGTTGCGCCTGCTCTACAGCGATGCACCTGGTTTGGCTGGCGATGACGCGTTGGCCGAGCGCGAGCGGTTGCGCCATGCCGATACCGCAGGCGCGCACGCGCAAGGCGTGTTGCCGCTGCCCTGCGCCCCATCTCCCCGGGAAGCGGCGGAAAGGGCGCGCGCGCATGGCGAGGCGCTGAATCTGAACGAGCGGACAAGGCGTTCAGCTCCGGGCGATGGGTCCTCCTGGCCGACCCCCGATGCGGGTAATTCGAACCCCGTTCCCTTGGTAGATAGCGCGGCTGGAAGTTACTGAATGCTGGCGAATTACGATGATGTGCTTGGCCAGCTGCGCGACGCGGGTCTGATCCTCGACGGTCTTGATGCGAGCGGCCGTATGGTCCGCTGCAAAGTCGAAGGCTCGCGCGAGCGACGCGGTTGGTACGTGCTGCACGAGCTGCACACCAACGGCACGGATGTGCTGATTGTTGGCACCTACGGCATCTGGCGCGGCAACGACAACGGCGCCATCAAGGTGGAGTTGCGCAAGCGCGATAGCGAATTTACCGCGGAGCAGCGTGAGGCATTGAAGCGCCGGCTGGCGGAAGACCGCCGCCGCGCAGAAGCCGCGCGGCAGGACGAGAACCGCCGCGCTGCCGAACGTGCCACCCGGGCATGGGGCAAGGCCCTGCACGACGGCGAATCCGACTACCTCGCCGCCAAGGGCGTGCAAGGCTTTGGCCTGCGCTACGGCGGATCGGGAATTGCCGTTGTGCCGCTGCTCGATGGCAATGGCGCCATCCACGGGTTGCAGCTGCTGCGGACCGCCAAGCAGGCCGACCAGCAGCGCAAGCCGGTGAAGGAGTTCTGGCCTGCCGGCCTGGCCAAGCGTGGGCACTTCCACCTGATCGGCGGCACGCCGCAGTGGATATTGCTGGTGGCAGAGGGCTATGCCACGGCGGCGAGTCTGCACATGGCTACCGGCTATCCGGTGGCCGTGGCGTTCGACGCGGGCAACCTGATGCCGGTGGCCAGCGCGCTGGCGAAGCGTTACCGCAGCACCAAGGTGCTGATCTGTGGCGATGACGACGTGCTGCAGAAGTGCCGCGTGTGCAAGTCGCGCCTGGTGCTCTCCGATCACCCGAAGGCGTGCCCCACCTGCGGTGAAGACCACAGGGCGGAGAACGCCGGCATGCTCGGCGCCAGCGCCGCGGCACTGGATGTTCGCGGTGCTGCGCTATTACCGATTTTCGCCGATGAGGCCACGCGCCGTGCCAACTACATCGGCCAGGGTCGCAAGGTCAGCGACTTCAATGATCTGCACCTGGCCGAAGGCCTGCACGTGGTGCGCGCGCAGGTGGAGGCCCGCATCACGGAGCTATCGTGGCGGGCACCGGTGGAAAAACGCGCCGCTTCCATCCCCAGCACCGGGGGCGCGGGGAAGGCACTCCTCAAGCCGATCGACAGCATCGATGCACTGTTGAGTCGTTTTGCGTTGGTGTACGGGCAGGGCGGCACGGTGTTCGATCACCAGGAGCACATGCTTGTGGCGCTGGGCGACATGCGCGATGCCTGCGTGCGGCGCGAGCTGCACCGCGCATGGCTTGAGAGCCCGCAGCGCGCCATCGTGCGTGTGCAAGAGGTGGACTTCGACCCATCCGGCTGCAAGCCCGGCATCACCTGCAATCTATTCGCGGGCTGGCCGACCGTGCCGCAGGAGGGCACCTGCGACAAGCTGCTGCAGCTGCTGTGGCACATGTGCGGCAACGAAGCCAACCAGCGCATGCTCTACGACTGGGTGATCAAGTGGCTGGCCTACCCGCTGCAGCACCCGGGCGCCAAGATGAAATCGACGATCGTGATTCACGGGCCGCAAGGCACCGGCAAGAACATGTTCTTCGACGAGTACATGAAGCTGTTCGGCGAATACGGCCGCGTGCTGGACCAGTCCGCGCTGGAGGACAAGTTCAACGACTGGGCCAGCCGCAAGCTGTTCTTGCTGGCGGACGAAGTGGTGGCGCGCACCGAGGTGTACCACCTCAAGAACAAGCTGAAGGCGCTGATCACCGGCGACCGCATCCGCATTAACCCGAAGAACATCCAGGCCTACGAAGAAGACAACCACGCCAACCTAGTGTTCCTGTCGAACGAGGCGATGCCGGTTGTGCTCGAGGAAGATGACCGCCGGCATGCCGTGATCTGGACGCCGGACAAGCTGCCGGCCGAGTTCTACCAGGAGGTGCTGGCAGAGATCCGCGCCGGCGGCACCGCAGCGCTGCACCACCACTTGCTGCAGGTCGACCTGGGCGACTTCACCAATGGCACCAATCCACCGATGACCGCTGCCAAAGCCGAGCTGATCAACCTGGGGCAGGACAGCCCACAGCGCTTCCTGGACGAGTTGTACGGCCAGGACATCCCTGGCTTGAAGCCGCGGCCGGCGCCGTCGAAAGAGTGGTACGAGGTCTACAAGGTCTGGTGCGGCCGCGAGGGCGTGAAGCCGGCGCCGTCGCCCAAGTTCATCAACGCGCTGGTGCGCAAACGCGGCATCACGCATCCGGATCGCGCGCGCAAGCGCTACCTCATCGAGCAGACCAGTCACGGCCCGCATGGATTCCTGCTGCTGGGCAATGCAGCGTGCCCGGATGACCAGACCGAATCGTCATGGCTGGGCACCGAAGTGGTCGGGTTCCGCGGCGCGTTCAACGAATACAAGGGACGCGCATGAGCACTGCGCCTGTGGCTGTGCGGGATGTGCGGGACGGTGTGCGGGCAGATGTGCGGGCGCAAACGCATGCGGCAGTAGGCATGTGCGGGATGTGCGGGCCTTTTGCTTCCTTCGTGGGCGCGGGCGCGTGGGCAGCCGTGTCACTCGCATGCGTGCAATGCCTTTCCCGCGTGTGTGAGTGCCCGCACATCCCGCACATCCCGCACATCGTTACTGCCGCAAATGTCTCGGGTGATATGCGTCCCGCACACGTTCCCGCACAGGCCGCACACGCTCACGCGCGCGCGTTTTTTCCTGTCTTGCTGGCCTTGAAAGAAATGGAAGAAGTGGAGTGCTGGGTATGACGGACAACGATGTGGTGGTGACAGGCAAGGAGCTGGCAGCCTACATCGGCTGCCGGCCGTCTTACATCGTGGAGCTCAAGCGCAATGGCCGGCTGGTGCAGGCCGAGGGCGGCAAGGGCTACCTCAAGAGCGCATCCCTGGCGCTGTACGAGCAGACGCGCGATCCCGCTCGTGCCGGCGTGGCTGCACGGCACGCCGAGGCGCGTGGTGCTGCGCTGGCGGGCGAGGGCAGCGACGACCAGGACGACGCCGACGAGCCGCAGACCAGCGACGCAAAGCGCAAGGCCAAGGCGCTGGCGGACAAGGCCGAGACGGATGCGCAGATGGCGCAGATCGAGCTGGCTGAGAAGCTGGGCGAACTGCTGCCGCGTGCCGATGTGGAGCAAGCCATCTCCGAGGCGGGCACCGGGCTGCGGGTGGCGCTGGAGCGCATCCCGGACACGTTGGCGCCGCAGCTGGCCGCTGCAACCGACGAGGCCAAGGTGCGGCAGCTGCTGTGGGACGAGTTGATGCATGCGCTGGAGGAGGTGAGTCGAGGGTTTCGTGCCGCTACAAGTGCGGGTGACATCCACACTGGGCAAGACAAGTGAAAGGCGCCTCAGCTCTAGACCAGCAGCTTTGCCTCGTCGATCAATTGATGGAGATATTGTTGGGCAGTGCTAGACGACTTGCGTGCCGCTTGCTGCTTGCTCTGCCAAGAGCTCACAGACACATAGTTGTCGGAGCAGTGCATGAGCAATTCAGTAGCATGCCGCTCCGCATGGCGGATATGCGCCACTGCTTGCGACATCGCGGCAAGCTGAGGGCCCTGGAGGTCACGAGACAGACTGAAAACGCGCTCCGAATCACTTCCAAGCTGGCCAAGTATTCGTTGCACGTGAACCGTGTTGATATCCTTCGACCACGATTCTGTGGTGATGGTGCTTCTATTGAGTCGCTTCAGGGCAGCTTGGTAATTTCGCAGATCTGGCCAGAGCAGTCGGAGAGCAACTTCTGCTCTTATTCTTGCCGCCTCATTTGCATCGCGCTTAGCCGAACCTGCCAAATGCAGTGCGACCCCTACTGCGCAAATCGATCCGACTGCACTGGCCCAGTTGGCAGCAAGGTCGTTGAACAGCACGCCGGACAAAAGCGCTGGGTCGATAAGAAGAATGGTGACGATAGATCCACAGGCTGCAGCTACAAGGGCTGCAGGCCAACTGCATTTAAGCGCGGACCTAATGCGGGCGGTTACTTTGGTGAGAGAGACTCGGTTCCACATATGGGATCCACTGGACGAATTTACGCAACTAAGAATAGCGGAGGAATCGCTCATGACGTCCGCTAACCTCCGCGTCAAAGCCGTGCTGTCCCGAGCGTTGCAGCCAAGGCGGCCACAGACGGTTTCGCAGTGGTGCGACGAGCACATGCGCCTGTCGACCAAGGGCAGCAGCAAGCCGGGGCGCTGGGTCACCGACCGCAATCCGCCACTACGCGAACCGATGGACGCCATGTCCGCGCGCAGCTCGGTGCACCAGCTGGTGGCGATGTTCCCGATCCAGTTCGGCAAGAGCCAGCTGGCCACTAACGCGATCGCCTACTGGATGGACTACGCACCGGCGCCGATCATGTACGCGCTGCCGGGCGAGGCCTCCATGAACAAATGGATTGCCCAGAAGTTGAATCCCATGATCGAAGTGTGCCCAGCCGTGCGCCGCGCGCTCAGCAGTACCGCCAGCCGTGACAGCGCCAACCAGCGCACCTTCAAAGACTTCGCCGGGGGGCAGCTCTACGTGGAGCACATGGGCAGCCCGCAGCGACTGAAGTCCACGACAGTGAAATATCTGGGCGTCGATGAGATCGACGAGGCGCCGCAGCAGCTGATCACCGGCGACGACCCGGTCAAGATGCTGGACGGGCGCACTTCGGCATTTCCTTCCACCTACAAGCGCCTTTACATCAGCACCCCGGGGATCGCGGGGCTGAGCCGCATTGCCAAGCTCTACGAGAAGAGCGACCAGCGCCGTTTCCATGTGCCGTGCCCGCATTGCGGCCATTACCAGGCGTTGAGCTGGAGCGGCCTGGTGTGGTCACCCGATGCCAAGCACGCCTGGTACGGGTGCAGCGAGTGCGGTTCCGCAATCGAAGAGCACCACAAGACTGACATGATCGCCGCAGGCCGCTGGGTGGCCGCCAACCCTGATTCTGATGTGCGCGGTTACACCATCAACTGCCTGTACTACCAATTCGGCCTTGGGCCGCGCTGGGCAGATCTGGCTCGCGAGTGGCTCGATGCCCAGAACGATCCCGCCTCCCTCAAGACGTTCATCAACGACCGGCTTGCGGAGACGTGGGAAGACCCGTCGATGCGGGCGGTGAAGCACAACGTCATCGCCGACCGCGCGGAACCGTACCGCCTGCGGCATGCGCCGCGCGGCGTGCTGGCGATCACTGTAGGCGTCGACACGCAAGACAACCGCTTGGCGGTGCACATCGTGGGATGGGGCAGGGGCATGGCTGCGTGGACGCTGGATTACGTCGAGCTATCGGGTGACCCCGCCGAAGAGGCCGTGTGGGTTGCGTTGACGGATCTTCTGAACCGCCCAATCGAGCGCGAAGACGGCGCGCAGCTGCGGCCCCTCGCCACCGCTATAGATGCCGGTGGCCACCGCACCGAGGCAGTCAAGCACTACGTTCGCCAGCGACTGATCAACCGGCCAATGGGCATCTTCGGCGCCGTGCCGAACAACGCCCCAATCCTTTCGAAGGGAAAGCTGGTTGACGTCACGTGGCGCGGACGCACCGATAAGCGCGGCATCACGATTTATCACGTGGGCGGTGTAGCCGCAAAGCACTACCTCTACAGCCGGCTCTCAGCCGATGCCGAACGTCAGGCGGATGCGCGGCTCGTTCACTTCAGTGACCAGTTGCCGCCGGAGTTCTTCCCGGGCCTGGTGTCGGAGGTCTACAACCCGGTGAAGAATCGCTTTGAGAAGCGAGTCGTGCGGAATGAGCCCCTTGATACGTGGGTGTATGCCTACGCAGCGGCCCATCACTCAGAAGTTCGATTGCATCGCTACAGCAAAGTCGACTGGGATTGTTTGGATGAGCATGTTTTAAAAGAAGTTTCGCTGCCAGTAAGCGATGATTCCCGTGAAACATCCTCGGCCAGCTTGACTAAGCAAGAGCCTCTTGCGCCTTCGAGATCAGTTGGAAAAGAACAGAGATCACTTGGCTTTGCTAATGAGGGCTGGGTGCTCTGATGGCCAAGAAAAACGAAAGCTCCGAAACGCTAAGGGACCGGATCCTAGGTGCCATGCTGAAAGAGATAGGCATCAGCGAAAAAATGGCGCAGCCGCTCGTAGAGGTAGTCATGCATTGCCTTGCTGGCGAACGTCCGTATTTTCCGGCGATATCCCGGGTGTACCCTATAGACGCGATTAGGCACGCATTGGAGACAGGGGAGTCTGCAGATAGGGTGGCCAAGAAATTCGGCATCTCGCGCTCCCAACTCCATCGCTTGTTCCCAGGGGGGCTGCCGCGTGGGCCAAGCGTTTAGCACTAGGATTCGGACGTGTCACCGGCGAATCTTTCCAAGCCATGTTGCTGTAGCAGCGTGTCGAAATCTCCGAGGTCGGTAACTTCAGGGACCCTTGCTTTAATAGTTGCTAGAAGCGGAGAAAAGCTGAAGCTTCCAGTGATTTCCGCATTGGCAGCCGCTCCTGAAATAAGTCGCAACACATGTTCTTTTTTTAACTCGGATGCGTAGCTAGATAGCTGTTTGGCTATTTGGTTTGCTTCATTGAATGAGTGCGATTCAAGGTATAGCGTAACGAGCCGGTCGGCTACGACGCGCGGGAGCGTGAACCAAGGGGTGCTGGATATTTCTTCGAGGGTAGACCGTCTGGCGCGGCGCTCCGCGGTACTAACAAGAGCTGGGATCTCTAGAGCGATATATATTACATCGAAAGATGCACTAGGGAGATTTTGAATGAAGTTCTGTATGCGCTGGGACACGTCTGTATCGATGCAGTCCCAGGCTTCGGGACAACGGAAGAAGAATAACACTGCTCGGTGGAGGCTTCTGTCCTCTATCCTTCGCATGGTGTGGGACAGCTTTGACGTTAGGACGTCACGCCAAGGCTGCGGGTGGAGGGCATAGCATGCATTCAACGCAGAATAGTGGCTTTGGCTACTTTGTGCAGATTCCTGCTCAAGTAGCAAATGTTTAACCAATGAGATGACAAAATTGTCGAGCAACGAGCGGCGTGGTTTCTTAAGGATCCCATTTGCCATCCAGGCCTGAGCATCGGCACTTCTAGTTGGAAAATAATTAGACCTTACATCGGACAGGAGTCGCTCCAAAGCGTATTTGCCTTGAGCTGGCGGATGCTTGAGAAGTGAATCGACAGAGTTGCGGATGTGCAAACGCGCAAGCTCGCCGGGCGGTTCGTAAGCCTCGCCTTCAGCCACCAGTGAAGGGTGAGCGCACCTATTGCGATCTTCTAATAGTCGCGCCAAGTCCAGCTCCTCAAGATGCGATATGAGCTCAAACTGATTCCTGGCATGCTCCAAAATTTTCTTTTCGAATGCGAGCGCCGAGCGAACGTCGCCATTGGTCCGAATGCGTGTGAGTTCGACTACTTGTTTTTCAGCAGCGGCGTCGCCGGCAATGGCTAGTTCATGAAGCTTCGCCATGATGTCATAGCAGACGGCGACCCAGGTTGCCACTATTGACGCGCGAAATGCGCCGGCTCGATAGCTTGCCACAGCTTCGCGTATGTAACTCCTGGCTCGCTCATCTCTACATTGCAGTACAAGTTCATCGAGATCATAGAGTGGGGAAAGCATTCGGTGCGTCCTTTCGCTAGTTATTGTTGGAAGTATCTTTCGCCGAGGGACGATTAGTCCAGAAGTTGGTCAAACTATTGACAAATCGGGTAGGGACGCTCATATAAATCAACTGTTTGCGCTTCAGGCTGTGCCAACTTTCGCATAGATGCGGGACACTGCTCTCAATAACCTGACTCGTCATGAAGACGGCTCAGGAAATGCTCACCACGTATCAGCAGGCAGAGATCGCCGTGCTGCAGGGGCAGAGCGTTCGGCTAGGTGAGCGCGTGCTCACCCGCGCGGATCTGGCAGAGATCCGCAAGGGTCGCCAGGAGTGGCAGGCCGCCGTAGATAGAGTGGCCCAGCCGGGGCGTCGCGCCCGCTGGGCCACTGCTGATTTTGGTGGTCGGACCTGATGGCCTCCGCACGCATCGCCCGCGAGCGCCTCGGTGTCGCTATCTCCACTGACCGCAACGTGCGCGCTATCGAGGCGCGCACTGCAGTGCGCGAACAGCAGCTGCGTGTGGTGGCCCGTGCCCATGAAGTCACCCGCCCATCGCGCAGCCGCAAGCTGGCCCGCGATTGGGGCAGCGGCAACGCGATTGCCGGCATGGACTCCCGCCAGCTACGTGACCAAGCGCGCCACTTGGAGCGCGATCTAGACCTGGCCGACAACGCCCTCAACGTGCTGGTGCAAAACACCGTCGGCTCCGGCATCGACGTACTGTCTGCACCGCGTCTGCCAGGCCAGCCGATCAACCGCGAACTGGCGCTGCAGCTGGATGAGCTGTGGGACGTGTGGTGGGACGCGCCCGAAGTCACCCGTGCCCACGACTACGGCGCGTGCCAGCAACTGCTGGCACGCAGCTGGCTACGCGATGGCGAGGCGTTCTATCAGGACCTCAGCGGCAGTGTGCCGTATCTAGAGCATGGCGGCGGCGTGCCTTACAGCATCGAGATGCTGGAGGCTGACCTGGTGCCGCTGGACTTCAACGACCCAACCCGCAACATCTTGCAGGGTGTGGAGCGCAACGCGTGGGGGCGCCCGGTGGCCTACCACGTGTACAAGCAGCACCCAGGCGACCCGCTGGGCTGGACCACCGATACCAAGCGTGTGAGCGCCGAGGTGATGCACTGCATCGCCAATCTCAAGCGCTTGCATCAGGTGCGCGGCTTGAGCGTGTTCGCCAGTGCGATGTCGCGCTTTGAAGACGTCAAGGACTACGAAGAGTCCGAGCGCATCGCGGCCAAGGTGGCTGCTTCGATGACGTTCCAGATCAAGAAAGGCTCGGGCGAGCTATACCAGCCCGTGGGCGAAGGATTGGGCGGCGTGGCGCTGATGAAGCAGGGCGTGCCGGTGCGCGAACTGCGCATGGCGCCCGGCGCCATCTTTGACGACCTGCTGCCCGGCGAATCCATCGAGAGCCTAGGCACCGACCGCCCGAACCCGAATGCCGCAACCTGGCGCAAGGAGCAGCTGCGCGCTGCTGCCGGCGGCATCGGCGTGAGCTACTCCAGCCTGTCGCTGGACTACAACGGCACGTATTCGGCGCAGCGCCAGGAGCTTGTGGAGAAGTGGGGCAGCTACCTGATGCTGGCCGAGCGCTTCATTGCTTTGTTCGTGCGCCCGACACGCCAGCGCTTTATCGAGGCGGCCGTGCTGTCCGGCAAGGTGCGCATGCCGCGCGGCTGGACGCTGCGGCATCTGGCGGCGTCCACATACGTGCGCCCGATCATGCCGTGGATCGATCCGCTCAAGGAGGCTTACGCCAAAGGCGAGGCCGAGGACCGCGGCTGGGTGAGCCCGCAGCAGAACACGCTGCAGTACGGCAACAACCCCGACGAAGTACTGCGCCAGCGCCAGGACTGGCAGCAACAGCAGCAGCAATTGCAGCCGGCAGCGCCGGCACCTGCGGAAGCGCGTGCCCAATTGCGCGCCGATCTTTCGCGCGACATGTTGAGGGACATCTGACTATGCGAACCCATGCACTGACCGCGGCGTTGGGCCGCGTGCTCGCCGATGCCGGCCCGGCGCTCGGCCCGTGCCTGCTCAAGATCGAAGCCCGTGCCACCGACGTGGCCGAGGTGATGATCTACGGGACCATCGGCGACAGCCTGTGGGATGAATCTGTCTCTCCGCTGCAGCTGGCCGAACAGATCGGCCAGATCACCGCCGGCACGATCCACGTGCGCATCAACAGCGGTGGCGGCGTGGTGGCCGACGGCATGGCCATCTACAACGCGCTCAAGCAGCACGCCGCGCGCAAGGTGGTGTTCGTGGACGGCCAGGCCGCATCAATTGCCTCGCTGATCGCCATGGCCGGCGATGAGCTGGTGATGTACGCCAGCTCGCTGCTGATGGTGCATGCGCCGCACACGGTTGCTGCCGGCAATGCGTCCTCTTTCCGGCAATACGCGACCGCGCTGGATGCACATGCCGGTGCAATGTTGGAGGCGTACGCCACCAAGACCGGCAAGCGTGCCGAGGTGGAGGAGCTGCTCACCGACGGTGCCGACCATTGGTACACCGGCGTGCAGGCGGTGGAGTTCGGCTTTGCCGACCGCGTGGCGGACACCGCCGCCACCGCCCGCGCCGAGGCCGCATCTGTCGTAGCGCTGACCGGCTACCTGCAGGCCATCACCCAAGCGCCGGCGCCGGTCGCCGCGCAGCTGCGCGGCCATATCGCCGCTGCGCTCAGCCCCAGCGTTTTTGCCTCACTTCCCGAGGTCACCCAAACGGCCGTCGTTGGCCACATCGAGGATCCTATGACCCAACAAACCTACCTTCGCATCCTCGCCAACGCCGGTGGCGGGCAGGGTGCTTCCACCGCCACGGCTACGCCGCCTGCGACCGCTCCGGCGCCGGTTGTCGCTGCTGCGCCGGACGCCACGGCCGCCGTGCAAGCGGCGCTGGTCGCGATGCGCGGCCGCAATGCGGACATCATGGCGATGGCCGAGCCGCACATGGGCAACGCGGAGATCCGCGCCTATGTGGACGGCGTCATTGCCGCTGCAGACCCTGCGGTGACCCCTGACAATGTGGGCCGCCACATCCTGGCGTTGATGGGCCGCAACAGTGAGCCGCTTAACGGCCGCGCCGGGGTTGTCGCTGGCGGCGACCAGCGCGACAACGTGCGCGCGGCGATGACCAACGCAATTGAGGCCCGCGTGGGCCTCACCCAGGCCACCGGCGACAACCCATACCGTGGTCACTCGCTGGCCGAGATGGCGCGCGAGTGCCTGGTGCAGGCCGGCGTCAATCCTCGTGGCATGGACCGGCGCGAGATCGTGGGTATGGCGTTCACCCATTCCACCTCGGATTTCCCGGCACTGCTGGGCGATGCTGCGCGCCGCTCGGTGCTGCAGGGCTATCAGGAAGTGGAAGAGCGCTTCAGCGAGTTCACCCGCGCGGTGAGCGTGCCGGACTTCAAGCCGACCAACCTGGTAGGCCTGGGCGCGTTCTCCGATTTGCTGCCGGTACGCGAGGGCGGTGAGTACAAGCAGGGCACCTTCAGCGAACAGTCGCAGTCGATGCAGATCGTCACCTGGGGCCGGCTGTTCACCATCACCCGCCAGGCCATCATCAACGACGATCTGGGCATCTTCAGCGATGTGCCGCGCAAGATGGGCCAGGCCGCCAAGCGCACGCTGGCCAAGGCGGTGTTCGAGCTGATCACCAAGAACCCGCGGCTGGCCGATGGCAAGACGCTGTTCCATGCCGACCACGGCAACCTGCTGCCGGCCGCGACCATCACCACCGAAAGCGTCAGCGCGATGCAGGCACGCATGGCACTGCAGAAAGACGCCGACAACAACATCATCCGCGTGCCGATGAAAACGCTGCTGACGCCGGTGGCGCTCTCCGGCGCGGCGCTCACCGTGCGCGCTGCCGAGTTTGCCGTGGGCGGTGCCAACAACCAGACCACACCCAACATCGTGCGCAACACCTTCGAGGTGGAGAGCGACGGCCGCCTGGATGGGGCAGATCCGAAGGCGTGGTACGGCCTTGCCAATTCGGCCTACGTGGATGCGCTGGTGGTGGGCTATCTGGACGGCAACCAGACGCCGTATCTGGAGCAGCACGAGGGATTCACCGTGGACGGTGTGGCCTGGAAGGTGCGCATGGACGCGGCGCCGGCCATCGCCGACTACCGCGGCATCTACAAGAACCCCGGCCAATAAGCCGCCTGCCGCACCGCGGGTGCGGTGCGGTGTCTCTTCGCATCTGGAGTACTCCCCATGAAAAACGCATATCAAGACGGCCGCGTGCTGGACGTGACCTTGACCACCGCTGTGACCAGCGGCGGTGTGATCGCTGACGGCAAATTGGTGGCTGTCGCCGTCACCGACGGCGCAATTGGCGAAACGATTGCTGCGCACGTCGAAGGCGTGTTTGCACTGCCCAAGTTGGCGGCCGCCGTGTTCGCGCGCGGCGCCTCGGTCAACTGGGATACCGACACCAAGCAGGCCATCTCGGCTGCCGGCGGTGCCGGTGACACCAACAACATCGGCTATGCCATCGAAGCGTCCGGCAACGGTGTCGCAACGGTGCTGGTACGCCTGACGCCGGGCACCGCCACGCCGGTGGCCGCCTAAGCCTTACCCGCCACCGCACGCAGATGCCCGGGTGGCACGTGCGGTGGTGGTTCTCTTCAACCTGACCCCAAGGATCAGCACATGGCCCCGCCGCGCGGCGTCCGCAACAACAATCCAGGCAACATCGATCGCACCGGCGTGGCCTGGCAGGGCGAAGACCGTAGCGTGGCCGCACGCGCACGCGAGGCGCGCTTTGCTGTGTTCGATACGCCCGAAGACGGCTTTCGTGCCCTGGTCAAAACGCTGCTGACCTACCAGCGCAAGCATGACCTGCGCACCGTGCGCGGGATCATCAACCGCTGGGCGCCGCCGGTGGAGAACGACACCGGCGCCTATGTGCGCGAAGTCGCCAAGGCGCTGGGCGTAGAAGTCGACCAGCGCATCAGCGTGGAAGCGCCGGCAACAGCATTTCAGCTGGCCAAGGCGATTGCCAAGCACGAGAACGGCGGCAACTTCTGGGGCGATGCGGTCATCTGGGACGGCGTTGAGCTGGCGGGGATTGCCCGGTGATGGACGGCGGCGCCACGGTGGTGCTCAAGTCGGCCGCGCTGCTGGTGGCGACCAGCGCGGGGAGTGCGGTGGTCACTGAGGTGATCACCGGCAGCGAGCATTTGTTTCTCGGCATCCCGCAATCGTGGTTTCTGGCCGCGGTGGTGGGCGCGCTGGTGGGCTTGCTGCTGCTCAGCGAGATCGACGTGGGCAAGGTGTCCGCGCCAAGCGGCGGGCCAGGCGTGCAGTGGCTCACGCTGCTGCTCCGGGTGGGCCTGCTGGGGCTGTTTGTGTTGGGCTTCGCCTTGGCCGCCGGCTGGATCGTGGTGGCGCTGGCCAACTACTTTCCGTCAGTGCACCGCATCGGCATTGCAGTGAGCGGGCTGAGCGGCTCCATCATCAAGCCGATGCTGCCGCACTACTTGGCCGCGCTGCAGAAGTGGTCCGACCGGCTGGCCGGGCGCGCCGGAGGTGCTGCGTGAGCGTCTACCTGCTGAGCCTGGTCAGCACACTGGCCGTGTTTTGTGCGACGACGTGGCAGCTGCTGCACACCTTTCATGCCGGCGAGCGTGCGCGCGACCGCGCTGCCTGGGCGCTGCGTGGCGCCTGCTTCATTGGTCTGGCTGTTGGCATGTTGGGCATCTTTCTGCGCGACCTGGCGCAGCACACACCGGCGCCTTGGTACGTGCTGCTGGTGCGTGTGTGCCTGACGGTGCTGCTGATCTACCCGTGGCGCCGGCGGGAGAGCGGGCGATGAATATCCTGGCCTTCCTCAAGGCGCTCGTTGCGCTGGTATTCGGCTGGGCAGCTGACGCGCTGACCTGGCTGCGTAAGCCCGGCAGTCGCCTCAAGGTGGTGTGTGCGGTGCTCGCTGCGCTGCTGTCGATTGCCTCGCTCACGTCCTACCGCAAAGGCCAGCAGGTGATTGTGGTCACCCGCCAGGTGAAGCAGTGCCAGAGCGACCAAGTCGCGGCGCTGGAAGCAGCGCAGCTCAAGCGCGCGGAGCTGGAACGCAACAACGCCGACAAGGACGCCGCGCTGGCCACCATCGCCGCCAAGTTGCAGGCCGAGGCAGAAAAGCTACGTTTGCTGCAGGAGCGCAATGCCGGGCTGCGTGACAAGACAGACGCCGCGAAGGCCGCTGCCGACCGCAGCGCCAAAGCCTTCAAGCACGAATACGACCAACGCCCGGCCGAGTGCATCGCCGCACTGCAGGCGCTGGCCGCGGCATGCCCCAGCCTGGGAGGCTACTGATGCGCGCACTGCTAATCGCTGTGATTTCGGCCGCTGCGTTGGCTGGGTGTGGCAACAAGGCGGCTCGGGTAGACCCGGCACGTCCAATCGTCGTGACGCCGGCGCCAGCCGTGGTTGCAGTGCCGGTGCGTACCTATGTGCAGATCGAGCCGCGACTAACGCAGCGCTGCCCATGGGTGAAGAACGGCACGCTGGAACAGGTGCTGGACGTCTCGCGCGGGCGTAAGCGCTGTCTGGAGTTCTACGAAGCGAACCTGGGCGAGATTGAGCAAGTGCAGGGTACGCCGGCGGGCGAGGGCGCACGATGAGCCAGATCCGGATCGCGGTGGACGCCGACAACCTGCTGGGCCGCCAGTTCACCACGCTGGAGCGCGAGCAGCTGCCGTTCGCCATCGTGCAGGCGTGCAACGCCACCGCCTACGAAATTCGTGAGGTCTGGAAGCGCACCGCGCCGCGCGTGTTCGACCGGCCGGCACCGCTGACCATCAATGCGGCGATGTACCGCAAGGCGACCAAAGCCCGCCTGTTTGCCGAGATCTTCTTGCGCGACGAAGCCTTCAAGGGCACGCCGCCGGCGAAGTATTTGCGCACGGAAGTGGAAGGCGGCCAGCGCCGCAAGAAAGGCTTCGAAGTGCTGCTGCAGGCCAAGGGCTTGATGCCAGCGGGGCAGTTCGCAGTGACCGGCCGCGGAGCGCGCATCGACCAATACGGCAATGTGCCCGGCGGCCAGGTAACGGCAATCCTGTCGCAGCTGGGCGCGCAGCGCGATGCCTACCAGAATGCCAACACCGAAAAACCCAAGCAGCGCAGCAACGATCGCAGCCGCGCGGAATATCTGGGCCGCACGCGTCTCAACACTGTGGCGGTAATGCAGCGCACCGTGCGCCGCGGTGGGCGCTACTTCGCCCTGCAGCGTCAGCGCGGCAAGTTGGCGCCGGGCATCTATGAGCGCATTGGTACCGGCTTCGGCAGCGCGGTGCGCAGCGTGTTCGTGTTCACCTCGCGGGCCAGCTACACGCCGCGCTACGACATCTTCGGACTGGCCCAGCGCACCTGGGACAAGCTGATGCCGTTCTACTTCCACCGCGAGCTGGATAAAGCGATCCGCAGCGCGATCGCGAAGGTGCAGGCATGAGCCAGCGCGAGTTTATGCGGGCATTCGATGCGACCGCATTTGCTGCCTTTGCCGACGTCGGCTTGGCCGATGGCGCGCGCTATCAAGCGCCCGGTACGACAGAGGCGGTGCCATGCACGGTACAGATCGACCGCGATGTGCGCGACTTCGGTAGCGACCTCGCACCGGTGAGCACTGTCTACACGCTTGTGACGCTGCAGCGTGCCGAGGTACAGCCTGCCAAACGCGGACGCGTGCTGCTGGATGGCGAGACGCTGGTGCTCGCGGAGCGGGTGCGCGAGGACGAATCCATCAGCCAGTGGGTGGCCGACCATGGCTAGCCCGCGCGAACACCTGCGCGCTGCGGTGGGCAGCTGCCTGCAGCGCATCAGCGTAGCGAACGGCTACCAGACCGATGCCGGCGCCAGCTTGACGCTGGAGCCGGGCCAGGTCGACGAAGACGCCAATGCGGTGCTGACCGTATTGGTGGCCAAACAGCAGCGCGCAAGCGAGAGCGCACTGACGCGCACGCATCGTTTGACCACGGTAGTGATCGTCGCCAAGGCGCCCGCGCCGCTGGACACCGCGCAGGCGCAGCTGGACGCGCTGGTGGCAGACATCGAAGCGGCCATGGCCGACCAGCAGTTCCGCTACCCGACGGGCATTCAGTTCCCGCAGTACGTGTCCATGGAGCCGGTCAAGCCCGAGGCGGGCATGAGCTGGATCGGCGCGCTGCTCACTTACCAAACGCACATCCCCATTACCTGACGCCGCACGCGGCACCTACAAGGAGCACCCATGCCCATCAATTCCCCCGACTACAGCTACCTCGGTAGCGGCGAGCTGCACCTGCGTAAGCGCGGCGCGGCCAAGCCATTCCGCGGCGTCGGCAACTGCTCGGCCTTCAGCTTTTCGCCGCAGACCAACCGCATCAACCTGCTCGACAGCACGCAGCCCGGCGGTGGCAACCGGAATTCTGTCGATCGGATCACCGAGGTGCAGGTGAGCTTCACCATGCACGATTTCAGCGCGGAGAACTTCGCCGACGTGTTGCGCGGTACCGCCACGACCATCGTGGCCGGCAATGCAGCCGATGAGGCCGTGGTGGCATACAAAGATGGTGTGACCCCGCTGGCCAATCTGGCGGCCGACATCACCGCGGTGAAGCCGGTCATCGGTGATGCGGTGTACGAAAAAGGCAAGGACTGGGATATCAAGAACGGCGCGCTCTACGTGCCGGCAGATTCGAAGATCGCCATCCCGGCCGATGGCGCTGCCAACATCAAGGTCACCTACAGCTTCGGCGCGGCCGAGCGCCTACAAGCGCTGGTCAACCCCAACGAAGAGTACGAGCTGCTGTTCCTGGGCTTCAACGAAGCGCGCAGCGGCAAGAAGGTGCGCGCCCAGGCCTACCGCGTGTCCGGCGGGGTGATCGGCGAGCTGGCGTTGATCGGCGAGCAGTACGGCGCTGGCACGGTCACCGGCACGCTCAGCAAAGACACCAGCAAGCCGGCCGGCGTGTCGCAGTACTTCACCTGGGATGCGGAGAAGTGATGGACGACCTCGACGTGCTGAGCCCGCCGACGCGGACCATCAGCTACCGCGGCGAGCCGCTGGTGCTGTCGCCACTGACGTTGGCGCAGATTGGTCCCTTTATCAACGCTACGCGGCCAATCATCGGCCGAGTGCTGATCGCCGCAAGCCTGGCAAATGCTGGCGCCTCGATCGAGGTGGCCGCGCTGCTGATGGATGTGCTGGAGCAGGATGGGGAAGCGTTTGCGAAGGGCGGTGCGCTGGTCACCGGCAAGCCGCAAGACTGGATTGCCGGTGGCAGCTTGGCCGATGCGGCCACGCTGATAGAGGCGGTGGTGGAGCTCAACCAGGATTTTTTCGGCCAACGCCTGCCGAGCCTGATGCAGGCGGCAGGCAAGGCGATCCCCGCGATGGTGGCGACGCAGGCACCGCCGGGTGGGCCGACATCGTCCACTACCTCATCGCCCGCGGCCACCAACGCCGAGACGTCATGACCTACACCCTGGCGCAAGCCAGGGCGTTCGCGGCTGCTGCCGCCCGCGATGAGCGCACGCAGCAACGCCAGCAACAAGCGGCAACGGCCGAAGCCGTGCGCATGGCGATGGGCGCCGAGCCTGCCGCCTTTACCAAGTACCTCAACGACCTGATCAGGTAGATGGCCGAACCTTCTGCAAACTTGCGCGTCCGCATCAGTGCGGACGTCAACGACATCAAGCAGGGCCTCGCATTGCTGCGCGGGCAGCTGGCCGACGTGCGCAAGCAGGCGGGCACCCCCTTGCCTGCAAACGACCCGATCAAGCAGCTAGGTATTTCTGCCGGGCAAACCAGCAATGCCATGCGCCAGTTGCCGGCGCAGTTCACGGACATCTTTACTAGCCTTCAAGGTGGCATGCCCTGGTTCACGGTGCTTGTGCAGCAAGGTGGCCAGATCAAGGACAGCTTCGGTGGGGTGGGGCCTGCACTGTCTGGTGTGTCGACTGCCTTGGTGGGCATGTTCAATCCGCTCTCGATCACTGCGGTGGCTGTGGCAGCCGTGGCGCTGGCATGGAAGCTGGGTAGCGATGAGGCCACCGCCTACCAACAGGCGCTGATCCTGACGGGCAACCAATATGGGCAGACAGCCGCACGCCTCGCCGAAGTGGCTGCCCAGATGGATGGCATCGCCGGTGTGACAACCTCCAGTGCCGCAGCTGCCCTGACGCAGGTCGCGGCAACCGGCAAGTTCACTGCCGAGCAGCTGGAGACAGTGGCGATCGCTGCCGAGACGATGCGCGCCGGCACGGGCAAGGCAGTGAATGAGACGGTCGCCGAGTTCGCCAAGATCAAGGCCGACCCGGTCGCTGCGTTGCTTGAGCTCAACGAGACGATGCACTTCCTGGACCAGACCCAGCTGGCCAACATCAAGACGCTGATCGAGCAGGGCAACCAGGTCCAGGCAGTCGCGGCGGCGTTCAAGATCTACGCCGACACGCTCAAGGATCGGGCGGCCGATGTGCAGGAAAACCTGGGCTACATGGAACGCGCTTGGCGCGCGGTCAAAGGTGTGGCCTCTGACGCGTGGGACACCATGCTCGGCGTTGGCCGGGCTGACACCGCAACGGAGAAGATCAAGCAACTGCAGTCCAACATTGACGGCATCAACCGCGGCAGTGGGGTCTATCAAGATCTGAGTGATGCCAACCGCACCAGGCTGGTCAAGCAATTCCAGCAGCAGATCGATGACCTGCAGAAGGCGGCCAACAAAAAGCCGGTCAAGGTCATCATGGCTGGCATCTACTCAGAGGTGGACAGCAAGCAAGAGCAGGCGCGCACCAAGTTCCAAGAAGAGGGTGTGCAGTATCTGAGCAAACAGGCACAGCTCGAAGAGCGTATTAAGGACATGCGCACCCTAGCTGCGCAGGCAGGAATCACCGACACCAAGGTGCTACAGCAGCGCGAGCGTGCAATGCGTGACACCGCAGCTGCAGCCGGTGCAAAGGGCGCGGCGAGCCTCGCAACTTCTGGCCGATCGGCTGGGCTGCAGACACTCAAGGATGCGCTGACCACCGAGCAGGCGCAGATCGCAACCAGCACCAAGGTGTTGCAGGCCCAATACCAGGCGCGCGAGCTGTCGGCCGAGACCTACTACCAACGCCTGCGCGAGCTGACCGAGCGCGGCACCAACACAGAGGCGCAGTCCCTGCAGAAGCAGATCGACTATCTCAAGGGCCGCAATGTCACGGGCAAGGATGCGATCGACATCGGCAAGCAGGTCGGCGAGATGGAGGCGCAGCTGAAGAAGGTGCGTACCGAGGGCGCCGCCAAGCTGGACGTGCTGGCAGCCGACGAGCGCAAGTTGCTGAAACAGCGTGAGGACGCACTGTCGTCCTACAAGGCTGCACTTGATGCGAGCACTGGCGCGCTGCGCGAGGAAATGGACGCCATGGTCGCCCGTGTGGGCTCCGGCGATCGCGAGTTCGAGATCCAGCAGCGGCTCAATGAGGTGTATCGCGAGCAGGCGCAGCGGCTGACTGAGCTGGCCCTGCTCAAGCGCGTGGGCACGATCGATGAGCAGACCGCAGCCGCTGAAGAACAGGCCGTGCGCGCGGCAACCGAGCGCCGCGTGCAAGTGATTCGCGACGGTTACGTGCGCATGTCTGATGCGCAGGCAGATTGGGGCAGGGGCGTGTCGGCCGCGTGGGCGAACTATCGCGACGGAGCCAGCAATGCGGCGGGTGCAGTGGAAAGCGCGACGACCTCGGCGCTGACCTCATTCGAGGACATGGTGGTCAAAGCGACCGGTAACGGCAAGGTCAGCTTTCGAGACATGGCCAACTCGATCATCGCCGACTTTGCGCGGATCACGGTGCGCAAGGGAATCACCAGCCTGCTGGGCGGCGTGTTCGGCGGCGGCCAAGTCGGAGCCGTGCAGCGGGAGCCGATTCCGCTGCAGGGCTGGGACACCGGTGGCTATACCGGGCCGGGCGGCAAGTTTCAACCGGCCGGTGTCGTGCACAAAGGCGAGGGCGTGCTGAGTCAGCGCGATATCGCGTCGATCGGTGGGCCGGGTGCATTTCTTGCGTTACTCAACACCATTCGCAGTGGTCGTGGCTATGCCGATGGAGGACTCGTAGGCAATGCAGTCGCACCCTCAGGCCGGAGAGCGAGCGGTGTCAGCGTCGAGATCCAGAACTTTACTGGGCAGCAGGTAAGTCAGGAGCGACAGACCCAGCGGATGCCCAATGGTGATGAGTTGGAGAGAGTGATTGTGAAAATCGGCGCGCGCAATATTGCGCAGGGCGGCGAAATGGCCGGAGCAATGAAAAGCCGATTCGGCTTGCGTGAGCAGGTGTGATGGCGAGTTTTCCTGCCTATGCGGGTGTGCTGTATGACAGCGTGCGCACCTCGTTCGACCCGTCCGTTGAGCGTACTGAAATGGAACGAGGGGTCCCAAAGCAGCGAGTCCTGAATAGCCAGGTACTGATAAAGCTCGCGATGACGCTCGACTTTGCTAACCCGGCTGATGCGGTCAGGTTTGAGAATTGGTACTTCGATGAAATTCATCGAATTGATTGGTTTGATTTTTCCCATCCATTGACCGGGGCGCTAGTGCAGGCGCGCTTTGAGGGCGGTGCGCTCGGAGAGTTGCGGCCAGCCGAGGGCGCGGATAGGCCGTGGCAACAAGATGTGGTGCTGGAGTATCTGCGATGAGCTTCGCCGAAAACCGTCAGCGGGTAACCGAGCCGAGTGGCGTGCTGTTGTTTCTGGAGGTGCGCGCCAACAGTTTCACGGATGTGTTGCGCTTGGTTAACGATACGCAGAACTGGACGAGCAACGGTGTCGAATATATCGGCGTGCGCTTCGGTTTCAAGCTGCCTGACGACACTGCTGGGCAGGTGCCGCGTGCCGTGCTGATCATTGACAACGTTGGTCGCAGCATTACCGAAGACCTGGAAGCGCTGCAACCCAACGAAATGGTCAGCGCCAAGTTGATGATCGCCGACAAGGCTGCGCCTAGTGTGATTGTGCAGACACTCAACCTGCCGATGACCAGCGTCAGCGTAAATTCTGCCTCGGCGACCGCGCAGTGTGGCGTGGACTTTCTCATGCGTCAGCAGTCGGTTCTGCTGCGCTACACGCCGCACCTGACGCCGGGAATCTTCTGATGCGTCTGGCTGATGTTGAGCGATTCGTTGGCATTCCCTATGACGCACAGAGCTGTGACTGCGCCGATCTCGTCGTGCTTGTGCAGCGCGAGCTGTTCGGACGCGAGGTGCTGCTTCCCAATGGTCGGCCCCGTGGCGTGCGCGGGCAGGTGGCGTTGGGTGAGCTGTCCAAGGCCTACGGCATTCGCACAGTCACGCCCCGCGATGGCGATTTGGTGGTGATGTACGAAGGCGGCCGGCCGGCGCATGTCGGAGTGTATTTCTGGCTGGCTCATGAGGGCCACTGCCTCCACAGCAATGAGAAGAATGGGTGTTCTGTGATCCATAAGGTTCGTCAGTTGGCCGAGTTTGGCGCACCGGTGGAGGGAATCTACGCATGGGCGTGATGGAGATACTGCCGGGGCACAGTCGGCTGGTGTGCACCCCGCATCCAGTCGTTCTCGATGGGCAGACCAACCTAGCGGCGAAGATTGAGGATGGCGAGACGCTTGGCAGCTTCCTGCGGCGGAACGTCCCTGACTGGACGCGCGATGCTTGGGAAGTGCGCATCAATGGCGTGCTGGTGCCTGTAGCGGTCATGGAGCGTGTGCGGCCAAAGGATGGCACCCTGATCGAGGTGCGCGGCGTAGTGCGTAAGCAGGCGCTGTATATCGTGGCCATGGTCGCGCTAACCTACTTCACATTCGGCATCGGTACGGCCGCAGGCTGGGGCGCTGGCGCAGCGGCTGGTGCATTCGGAGGCGGCATCGCGGGTGCGATCTTCGCTTCTGCTGTGTTTGTGGCCGGGTCCATGTTGATCAACAAGGTTCTGGCGCCAAAGGCCGAATCCAGCTCAAAGCAGGAAGCCGATTCGGTATACAGCATCGGCTCTGCCCGAAACCAGCCTCGCCAGTACCAACCGCTGTCGCTCAACTTCGGCACGGTGCGTGTTACGCCGGATGTGCTCACCAACGCTTATACCTGGTACGAAGGTAACGACCAGTACGTGGGGCTCGTGCTCACGCCTGGCATCAACGCGTCCAGTGTCGAGGCGCTTTATCTGGGTGATGCGCTGCTTTCGTCTTACGAGGGGGTTGCCACATGGTTCAGCGGCTTCTCCGGCATGCCGGAGCAGACCATCCCGCTCTACAGCAACGTAGACACAGTGGACGGTGGCGTGCTGTCGAACACCACCGCATGGGTGACGCGCACCACCAGCGCCGACACCGTGCGCATCCAGGTCAACCTTGAGTACATCCTGGGTGGCGTCGGCACCTCTGGCAAGCCGTATCAAGTGGGTGAAACTGTCGAAGTCCAGTACTGCCCGGCGGGCACATCGCGGTGGACCTCGCTGATGACGCGGACCTTCCAGAGCAAAGATCTTGCTACGACAAGGCGCGCTACGCTGGCGCAGGATGTTGCACGTGGGCAGTACGATGTGCGCGCCCGGATCTTGGGACAGGGTAACTACTCGGGCTCAAACACCCAGCGCAACGATTTTCAGTGGACCACGCTAAGCAGCGTCCAGGCCGACGATACGCTGTACCCAGGTATTCCGCGCATCGGCATTCGAATGAAGGCTACAGGTCAGCTCAACGGCGCGCCGGACGAAATTCGTTGCGTCGTCCATACCAAGGCGACCGATGTGTGGACCGGATCCGCCTGGGTGCAGCAGGAAACCTCAAACCCAGGCGCACAGATCCTGCGCCTTGCCAGAGGCTTGACCGATCCGAGTGGCAAGCGCATCGCCGGTATTGGTCTAAGCGACGACATGATCGATGTGCCAGCGCTTCAGGCGTTTACCCTTCACTGCGCGGCCAACGGCTACACCTACAACTATTGCATCAAGGACCCTCGCAGCCACGACGAGATGCTAAATGCGCTGGCCCTGGCTGGGATGGGTCAAGTTACGTGGGCGGGTGGAAAGTTGTCCGTCGTGTGGGCAGCCGATGAGCAGCCCCTGGGTGGCGTTGTCAATATGTCCACGATCAAGAAAGGCCAGTTCCAGGTGGACTACACCTTGGCTGAGGCTGCAGACGGCGTTGAGTACAGCTATTACGACAGCACAACCTGGGAAACCAAGACGCTTCGGGTCGCCGCGCCGGGCGTGGTCACAATGCTCAACCCGGCAAAATTGACTGGCGAGGGCATTACCAGCGAGGCGCATGCGGCTGAGATGGCGCGCTATCACCTAGCGCAGTCGCTGTATCAGTACAAGGACATTAGCTACAGCACCGACTTGGAGCACCTTAGTTACCGTCGGCTCACACCGCTCGCTCTGCAGCACGACATGACCCAGTGGGGGTACGGTGGTCGCGTGCAGGCTGCGGTGAACTTGGGTGGCATCGTGACGCTAACACTGGACGAGGCAGTGCCTGCGCCCCCCGCTGACAATGCATTCATCGGTCTGCGGATTCCTGGCGAGCAAGTCTACCGCGTATTTGGAGTGAGGCTTTTCGGTGGTCTGTCCAACACTCTCACGTTGAAGGAAGTTTGGCCTAACGACGCTGCGTTGCCGGGCGATGATGCGTTCAATCCAGCGCATGACACCATCTGGATCTACGACTTCAAACAGACGCCTGGCTACCGCGTTCGGGTTGTCGGGATCCAGCCGGAGAGCGACCTTCGGGGGGCTAGCGTATCGGTGGTAGCCGAGCCGCCGGAGTTCTGGGTCTACGTCAAGACAGGGCAGTACATTCCACCCCCGAATCAATCGCTCCTAACTACTCGACCGATCGCGAGCAACCTCAAAATCAGCGAGTCGCAGGTGGTGCAGGGCGACACGGTGTACACCGAACTGGTTGCAACCTTCGACATCACGGGGCCAGTCGGTCGCACAATCGTCATGTCCGACCTTGACGGAAACTCAGAGCTCGAGCTGGTTGCAGACACGATCACACGCACAGCGCGGTGGCGCATCCCTGGTGCTGGGACGTATCCAATCCTGGTTAGGCCGATGAATCCTGACGGCTTCCCGGGAGTTTCCGTTAGCGGCACGTACACAACCACCGGTGCCGGCTCTGCGCCGATCAACGTGGATACACTCACCATCGACGAGCTATCCGGAGGCATTCGCCGATATTCGTGGGCCTTCAATGCAAACACGATCCGCTCGCCTGATTACACGGGTGTGCAAATCCGCTACATCGCCGGCAGCGTAGCCAACCCGAATTGGTCCGCGATGACGCCGCTGGGTGACAGCGATGGTTACCACGCATCGGCATTTGAATCGACCCTGCCGGAGGCAGGCAGCTGGACGTTTGCTATTCGTGCAATGAACACCAGCGGCAATCTGTCCAACACCATGCTCACGGTGCAGAAGGCGCTGACGAACAACCTTGGCCAGGAGTTGGTGCAGGTTGTGCAGAAGCTGACCATCAATGAGCAGCGCCTGGTCGAGACGATCGAGCAAGTGGATGAGCAAGCCGAGTCGATCATCCAGCAGGAAATCAACATCGCCCAGATCAACGGCCGGGAGGTGCAAAACCGGGCGTACATCTCTGCGCTGCAGGAAACCTCAGTGACCGAGGAGGGCGCGGCCGCGCTGGTCCGGGAGCAGGTGGCAGCGGCCACGGGTGACCTACGCGCCACCGTGCAGCAGACCTCCGAGGCGGTCACGAACATCAACGGCACGCTCTCGGCCTATTACAACGTCAAGGTGCAGACAACGATCGATGGCAGGCCATATTTGGCCGGCATCGGCGTGGGCGTGGATGGCAGTGGCGGGGTGGCGCAGAGCGAGATCGTGATGCTGGCCGATCGCCTGGTGCTGCTGAATCAGACGGTAAACGGGCAGTACTTCTACCCGTTCGAGATCGTCGGCGGGGTGGCTTACTTCAACGCTGCAATGATTCGCGACGGCACAATCACGAATGCGAAGATCGGCGAGGAAATCAAGTCTCTGAACTACCAGTGGGATGGTGCCAATGGCATATAC